AAGTTGCTGGAGCACCAGATCAACATGCTGCAGCTCTATGATCCGGCTTACAAGGCCAGTATCCCGCAAGGGCAGGGTAGCAAGACTATCCGTATGTTCCGAGCGCCTCCGGCCGATATCGCTAATGTCATTACCTTGACCGAAGGCACGCCGCCATCCAATGCGCCCTACAAGCTCATTTACGAGTTTATCACCCGTACTTTGCAACAGTATGGCGGCTACGCACAGGTATCGGATATCGTCGATGAGACCGAGTTTCTGGATACAGGCGAGGCGTTGATGACCAAATTTGGAGAAGAAGCCGCACTTTGGTGTGACACCTTGATCAGAAACGCCTGCATCAACGGGACGACTGAAGAGCCCACTAAATTCGCGAGACGTTATGCGAGCACCGCAGTCGACTTTGCATCCCTGGTCGCCTTAACTCCAGCTCAAGGCCGCATGTCGAGCGCGGACCTAATGAATAGCTGTACAGAGCTACGTTTGAACAAGGCCAAGGAGTTCGATGACGGCACTTTTTGTGCGGTGATTAGTCCTGGTCAGGAATCTGATCTGTGCCTGGAAACCGGTACCGGCTGGATGTACGCGAGCGCATTCACCAAACCTGAGAACCTGTGGAAAGGCGAGGTTGGTACGCTCTTTGGTATTAAGGTAATGCGGACAACTAATCCGATGTATCAGACCAGTGGTGGCGGTGAGGGCGTTGCCCAGACTACCGGCCCTATTATTGCCGCACTAATCTTCGGCAAGGACGCATTCGCGGTTCCGGACCTGGAAGGCGAAAACCCGCCAAATCCGAGGGTCAACACCATCACCGAAGCGGATTCCGCTAATCCGTTCAATCAGTTTTTAACCTACAGTTGGAAGACCTTTTACAACGCCGTTTGCCTCTCGAATTGGAATGGGCTCGTGTTGCAGACTCAAACCGCTTATAATCCAGTTTAACCCATTTTATCAAGCCATTCTGCATCATTGGATATTTTAGTTTCGGATACGGACAAGTTCAACTGCTTTTGTTAAAGGGAGATGTTTACGAACGAAATAGTCGTACATCAGTTGATAATTGAGCTGATGGGTTTCGCAGTATTCTGCCAGAGATTCACCTGTTGGAACCTTGATTGTGTTGGATCTATTTCGAGGCTGATGTTTGCCTTCAATCCAGTGGCAATTGTGCGGTTCGTAATCGCGTTGATTATTACGGCGTTCGAGTTCGTGTTTATCAGTAGGCGGTTGACCCATATCGGCCAGAAAGTTTTCGAACGTGTTCCAGCGTTCGCAAACGCGAATACCCATTCCGCCATACCAAGGATAAGATACTTCCTTTGGGTTGTTGCATCTGGCCTTCATCGCTGCCCAGGAACGGTAAACGTGGGTGCCGCTCATGCCGTGGGTCCGATTGGCTTTGCCCGATGCGCTGCGAGCGGCTTGTTGTTTGGGCGAGGTATAGGTTTTGTTGCATCCGCAATTGGTAGAGATGCCTCCGCGCAAGTTAGTAGAATCGACCCAGTTGGTGTTTCCGCACTGGCAGGTACAGAGCCACATGGTTCGATTCCCTCGCCCATCTGGACGTGGTCTGGCTTGGTATGGCCCAGTGACCGTCCAGAGTCCGAAGTGTTGGTTTGTTAGATCAATAAATGGTTTACCCATTTCTATATATACGGTCTTGAGAAAGTGAAATTAATAAAAAGGATTAAATATGCCACCAGCAGCAATAGGAATTACGGTCGCGCCCAGGGATACCGGTACGTACATCTGCAAGCTCCCGGTCAACTCGCTTGAAGAAGGGGGAACTCCCCCGGAGGAGGGCGATAGCGTCGACTTCAGCGTAAAAGGCACCGTGCAATCGGTTAGCGGCAACAATGCAACCGTGAAGATCGATTCGGTTAACGGTGAACCGGTCGGTGAAGAAGCTTCTGAATCGCCTGAAGAGGAATCCACCGAAGAGGAAGGCGAACAAGGTGCGGGTGGCGGCGCTCCAGGTGGCGGACCACCGACCAGCGGCGCTGGCGGGATTACACCGGGATTACCGGCTATAGCACCAGCGATGCCGCGGCGAAAGAGGTTTACCATTCCTGGCCTGGCCGCGACCGGTGCACGTCTTCGCCAGGGTGCGCGGCGCAATCCGATGCCGATGTTCTAAAAAGCAAATGTTCCACCTGGAACAAAGCTTATGCCGCTCAACATCATCATCAGACGTCCCGGTACTGAAGCGCAACGCAAGAAAGCGGACATTTACCGGGAATGTCTGCAACACTATTATCGGCGGGAGATTAAAGACGGTTCTCGGATAAAGCTTCCTCCAAACGCAACCAAGAAAGCGATCAAAGAACTCTATGCGGGCGACCCTGCTAGCGCCAGTCAATGATACGGTCCGTGAAATGGAACAGCTCTATGGACCATTCGAGCTTACTTTTGATGGAGTGCCGGCTCCCGGCTGGGAGAATTACAATCTGCGCAAGTTTCAGTTGCCTGAGGCGTTGCAGCTTGCCTATTTCCCAGAGGCCTATCTGCGTTTTGTTCGGTGCAATCGGCGAATGGTCGGCGCATTAGAGGGAGCATTGCGCGAGGTGGTCAAGACCTGGCCGCTGGAAGAACGGGCCACTCACGGCTTGAACCAGTTCGTTAAATGCTACTGTTTTGGCGATGGCTCCGGGCCGAACTTGCACTGGTACGGTGCGGCTTGGGAACTGAGTCCGCAAGTTAGCGGCGATGTCCTAGCTGATGTGGCGAAGATTTTTACGAGGAACGGGTTCACCCGCAGTGAGAAACGCGTTCGCGGTTTCGAGTATTGGTAGTGTTATGGACGAACCCACTTGGCGTAGAGTTTTATGCTGGGGCGCCGTGATCACGTTCTTTGCTATTCCTTTTATTGCGCTCATTTTTCACGTTGTCGCAATCGAACTCGGGTGGCGAGCCACTGACCGGGTTACTGAACTCCGAGGATTGCTCCCGGTTTATTATACCGTTTCTTCCTTAGTTTTTGGCTTGGCTGGGCTCAATACTTTTGACCGGTTCAATGGCAAAAAAGGGCCTGGTCCATGACGCCAGCCGAAAAACGTCACGCGATGGGCCGAGCCATCGTGGAGTTTGAAGGCCGTTATGAGAACGGCAAGCTGCAGCATTACAAGCTGCCGCCAGGAGATGGTGGCGGAGCTGGCGAAGTTGCTGGAATCAACGAAAAATATCATCCAAAAGAGTACGCCAAACTTAAAGGCTTGATTGAGGGCGGCGCTCATCAGGAGGCCGAACACGAGGCGGCTCGTTACATCGAAGAGTACACTCGTAAAACAGTACGCTTTTTCCCTAGCCCGGAAGTTGCCGACTCCAATCCGGCGATTGAATTTGTCTTGCGGGATTGCGCCTTTAACCGCGGCGCGAAGGGATCTGCCGCCATATTACAAATTGCGCTCGGCATGCACGATATTGATGGCGTCGTGGGCCCGATCACGCATCGGGAGTTTGCCAAACAGCTCGATGATCCGGGACCTGGTTTTGTGCTGAGCGCGATTACCGCCGCACGCGAAACCTATGAGCGCAATGTATACGCTTGGAAACCCAGTGCCCGCGACCAAAGTTCTAAATTTTGGAAAGGGTTAGAGAACCGCTGGGCCCGCGCGCACAAGGTCGCGGGTGAGCTTGTATGAGCGATATTGCAACCAAAATTCGGTTCAAGAACAGTGAGAACGGGAGCCAGCCGACCCCGAACAAGCTCAATCTGGCGTTTTCTGAAGCGGTCGTTCAGCCTAGCTTTTTTTCTAGCAAGCCAACGACTAGCGGGTACGCGACTGGCGATTTCCTTTTATTGCTCAAGGCCGATGGGAATTATTACCGAGTTCCACCCGCCACGATAGGCGCTGGCGCTCAAGGTCCGAAAGGTGATCCGGGACCGGCTGGACCCGCTGGGCCACAAGGGCCGCAAGGCGTTCCAGGATCAACCGGGGCGACGGGTCCAGCTGGGCCAACGGGACCACAAGGGCCAACTGGACCAACGGGCAGTCAAGGTTCGCAAGGCAATCCCGGTGCAACCGGATCAACGGGTCCGCCTGGGCCAACTGGCCCTGTTGGAATGACTTGGCGCGGCAACTGGGCCGCGGCCACTGCTTATGCGCTCAACGACGTGGTTGCCCAAGGTGGCTCATCCTATATTTGTGTTTTAGCCAATACCGGCAACTCGCCGCCAAATGCGACCTACTGGAGTTTGGTAGCTCAGATTGGTGCTACTGGGCCACAAGGCGCTACCGGCTTAACTGGTGCTACTGGGGCTACTGGATCGCAAGGGCCGCAGGGCAATCCCGGCGCTACCGGTGCTACCGGATTAACGGGTCCGCAAGGCGCGCAAGGTCCACAGGGTGTTCCCGGCGCAACTGGTGCGACAGGTCCGCAAGGGCCTGCGGGAGCTGGCAGCGATCCAGGCACTTGGACAACGCCATCTTTTGCGACAGGATGGAGCGATGGTGGCCAGTGCGCTTTCAGGGTTCAGGTGGTCGGCTCAGTTTCGACTGTGTTCGCGCGCGGGATCGCGGTCCAAGCTGCCGCCGCGGCCAGCCTGGCTTTTACTTTGCCTGCTGGTGCTCGTCCTAGCGCTTTGCGTTTTTGCTCTGTGGCGGGTTATCAGACTGATGATGATTCTACTCAGGTACCAGTTCTATACGCGGCTACGATTGCCACTAGTGGCGCGGTTAACATCCTACCGGTAATCAAACGGAGTGCAGTCTGGCCCATCGATGCGTGGGCTCAGAGTGTGTACTTGGACAGTCTAATCTTTAGTTTGTAATTATGGCCGACATCGTAACCTCCCGAATCTTTGCCGACGGTGAAAAAAACATTACGGCGGCCAAGCTGAACGACATCGTTGGCAGCTCGGTAATCCAGCCCGCGTTCGTGAGTGCTAAGCCGAGCACTTCAACAGTTGCCCCAACCGATAATCTGCTAGTCCTGACCGCGGCTGGTGGCACTTACGCGAAGGCGCCTTTTCAGACGATCATCGACTCGGTAAATGCGAACCTTAATACCAATGCAGCGATTTGGAGTGTCAGGTTAAGGTCGTTTAATGCCATCGGCAATC